GGGTCTTCCTGTAATCTATCATGTGCGAAACGCAAGCATGCAGACATACAGCGAGTGATTAAACTCGGCTAACGAACGATACGTTAGACTTACCAGTGTCCCCTGGCTGGGTTCTTGTGTCAAAGCTTCGTGAGGAAACTCGACCGGGTTCTTTTGTCAGAGCTTCGAAATGAGGAAACTCGACTGGGTGGTCCTTTGAGTAAAGTGCTCTCAGGATGCCCGACGGATTCTCTTAAGGAGTGAAGTTGTCGACGGGTGTGCCCCCATACGCGTAGAGCGTTGGAACACAAACGAAGAAAACAGGACTGAAGTCCACTCCCGCAGAGACGTAGTGGTGCAATGTGGGCCAAGGTCCGCTGGCAGTCGCATCACCGCAACGTGCAGTCACGGTTGAGCGAACACTCATGTGGAAATTGGTGCCGCGTACACGGTCACGATTTGTCTCGATGGAAGGTAAAAACCGAAACTGCGAGTACTGAGGAAGGACAATTGAAATGCCTGCCTGAGTTGCAGCGTTGGTCAGTGCCATACCACGTTGACCTGATGGCGTCGCACGAACGTTCCCGGCGGTGAATAGGGCAGACCCCACCTGGGCGCTCGACGAAGACGCCGCCAGACTCGTGTTGACAGTGAAGCGGTTTCGGCCATTGTTGGCAGGAAGGATCAACCAGTTCCTGTCATCGCGTTCCACTGCGATCGATGGGACTGTGCTCCCGTTAGTGTCCACATTAAAGTGATGCACGACGGAACCACGGTACCCCGCATAGGCGTTCAGAAACCAGTTCAAAGGGTGCTGGCCACCAAAGTTGAATGGAGCGTTGCCGGCTCCAATGGGCCGCGTTGCCCACTGTAAAGCCCATGAATTGAAACCATAACCAAGAGGAACTCGAGGAAAATAGTTCGTACACCAGCGATACGCCAAACCTTGGTAGATTGCGCCATCTGTTCTGGGTTCACCAGCAAACTGGAAATCAGCGAGAGATGATCGGTGTAAGAGAGCGCGAAGAGATTTCACAGACTCGCCCACTGTGATCAGTTCCAAGTGTGTTGCAGCATCACCAGAAGCAGCGTCGGATATGAAGTCGGAGGGGACGACGTCACCAACACTAACTTCTTCAGACTGCAAAGCAAACATACTGAGTCCAGACGGCAGCTCGTTCGGTACTGCGTAGCAGAAGTCGTCACCACAGCTCACATACGAGAGAATGTCAATCTCCGATGTGGCTGCAGGACCTGTGAGAGTGGTCAACACCCGCATCTGCAGTACACCATTTTGAGCCAAAGGCTGTAGGGCAAAGGACGGACTGGAACCGTTGGAGAAGTTGTTGTGACTAAAATCGGTAGTGCTCCATGCTCGCTGGGACTTGTAAGGAATGGTGATGACCACCTCCTCTTCTGTCTGCAAGTCAACAACTCTCGTCAACGTTGTGGTCTCATAGTCGCCACCCGGAGGACCGACAGGATCCCACGTGATGATCAGACGTCCAGTGTGATACTTGGACTTGACAAGCTTGAAGCGATAGGTGAGGGACCCGCGCCACTGCTTGAAAGCCCGCCCCACGTACGATGCTGGCGTGTGATTGATGGTTGTCTGACCACCGGCTGTGTTCAGAGCGACAATCATAGGCGTGACGGGGCACGACCACAAAATGTCATTCTCTGCTGCTGTTCCGTTCCACAATGTTCCTTGTATAAAGCTTTCCCGCTTGACAATGGAAGATATGGTGAGCTGATCTTCTTCGGAATACCCCGTGACTGAGTTGTCAACTGTGATCTCGTTTTTGGGGTCCAATGATAGTTTGTCAGCTGGAACAGAAGTGTCGACACTGCTGAAGCTATGGAAGGCCTTTGGCGCATATGGCATGACATCACTGATGACAGGGGGATTGCTGAAACCGAAGGCTCGCGCGAGCGAGCCCACGGCCCTTGCCCCTATCTCAGTGGCGGTCGCCAGCTTACCAATGACCGGAGCTTGACTCAGCGAGCCCGCGATTTCGGCAATCGCACTAGCCGGTCCACTGATGGGTCCTGGTTTCGAGTACTCATCCGCCTGCAAAGCAGCGAGAGTGGTCAATCCAGCGACCTCAACATCCGTGGCCCAAGCATAGCAGATGATGCGTACACTCGCGTTGGCAACGCCGTTGGCTGATCGGAGGCGGGAGAACAACAGGTAAGTCATCTTCCCCATGTCGTCAAAATCAGACCCATCTGTGGCATCAAGCCACGAATTGGGGTAGAAAAACGGCAACTCCATCTCAGCTGTGGTCATAGCAGCAGGTTCGAGATACACTCCAGGCATTTGCGAAAACTTAATCTGGTCGTTAGACGAGATGTAAGTGTCGTGGCCAATCAGTGGCGCATAACAGGCACGCATGAGACCGTAGTAGAACGGCGAAGCGTTCACAACGAATTTCAAGTGCAGCTTGCAGCGCAATCGAGCGTAGTTGTCTAACTTCTTCTTGATACCAGGATCGTTGAAGTAGAGTTTCCACGGGTTGAATGACACCTGATTTATGGCAGTGTTTGTTTCTGACCATGTGAAGCTGTTGATCTGAACGGGGCGAGACAGAAACGACGCGAGAGGAGCGCCTTCATCTGAATCAGGTTGAAACGGCCCTAGTGACGGCGCTGTGCGCACCTCACTGAGACCAGAATCCACAAACTTTAGATTTTCCTGCGTGCGGACATTGATGTCGCTCATAGAAAGTTCTTCAGATTGCAATCGGTAGAGATCCACCTGGTTACCCAGGCTTCTTTTTTCTGTTTTTTGTTGTTTTTGGTTTTGTTTGTTTGGTGTTTTTCTCGGGAAATGGGCCACCTTGCCCAACATCCCACATTTTTTGGGGCTTGCCCCCCCTTTGACAGTGGCTAAAAAGCCACAGCGCAGTCGAAACGTACGCTGGGGGTGGTGCTACGCGCATTGTTCGCTCTTGCCCATGAGCTACAGGATCGCGCAACTACCCCTCCTTTTTGGTTTCTGGTAAGGACATAGGAGGAATGCCCAATTTTGCCGATTACTCGGCTTCCGCGGACGTCTCGCCGTCCGCCTGCGCCACCTCAATTCCGCTGGACAACTTCCACTTGACGACCAACATGTCCCAAGTCTGGAAAGTTACCGGCGTCTCATACTCCGGTGGAATGGTTCGCACAAAGATCTCTCGCAAGATGGTCTGTTTCTCTTCGAACACTTCGCGACCGTACCAGAAGTATTCCACCCCGACGTTGCGAATGATTTCTTCACCCTGCGCAAACGCTGAGATGGTGTCACTGGGCACCCACGTGGTCATCATCTTGTCCAACGTGGCATGCACGATCGGACACACCACTGCATCCAGATCAGGTTCGTAGCGCCATCCGCGCTTCAAGAAACTGGTTTGCGAGACGTGGAGGAACGGCACTGAAGCCGCACCCTTGTCAGCCATGGTGTACTCAACGCCGAGGGTAGCCAACAAATCTGAGATGGCAGTGTGGTTGAACCACTCACGCGCTGTGCCGAATTCGTTGTCGTCGCCATACGTAACCAAGTGCACGAAATCCCGGAAAGAGAGAACCTCCTTCTCGGGGTTGAGCTCGTGGTAGCAGTACCGCATGTACAAACAGTTGACAACGCAGTTGAGAATGACCGTCAGAGGGTGGCCCGAAGGGTTGCTTCCCAAGAACTGGATCAGGTCGCCATTGAAGTTGCAGAATGAACATGCTACATCATATGCGATTCCCCACATGATCAGGATCTGGTCTGGGCCGGCGCCACACTTGGTGGCAATGCGAATGAGACAGTAGAAAGCCCAGAGAATGAACACTGCGCTCATCTTTTTGTCGAACTTGCCATAATCGCCAGCAACCATCTTGTCCGCACCAAAAAAGGTGAGGAACTTGTAGATGTGATCCCACTCCACACTCTGTGCCACAGCGCCCGGCATCGACTCGAACAGAAACTTGTTGTTCTGGATGACG